CAAAATTGACTCCGGTGTTGTTGATATAGCCGATTTGCTTTCCGTTCTCATCGAGAATTTTTAAAAGCCCGTTTCCGTTATTTATACCACCCAAAGTAAGAGTGCCGCCTAACGCTGCATCGAATGATATGTACAGATGCCCGTTCAGGTAATACATTCCTTTCCACTGTCCATCGTTTGAAAGGATATTTACGATCTGTTCCTGTGTTAAAGCAGTAATGTCATACACTACCGATACCGTCTGCCTGTCTATCAGATCGTTGTTTGCATTATAAATACTGCATCTTACAGCAAGTATTTCCCTTGGTACTGCCAGACAGTATCCTTTCAGATTCTGTATTCCAATATTTCCAGTTCCAGATAAGGCAGTATACAAGAAATGCTTTACACTGCTCTCTGCGACACTGCTTCTATATACTTCTTTCCATGTGAGATTATCTGTGGTTTCTTCAATAACAAATATTGTATTGTACGACTTCCAGGCTTCACTTTCGTCAATATATGATGCAGAGAATACAATGGTATCTGGATTTAATACATTTTTCGCAGTTTTACGCACAATTGCAGTTGATACATTTAGTACTATGCTTTTTCCTGGGTCTCCTTTTTCCCCTTGATACAGTTTTGAAATATTAAATCTTTTTGTAACCGACAGTGTACCAAGATAGGTTGCCCGGATATCTACCCAGCCATTATCTGTCGAAAGCCCTATTACTGTATACGTGAAAGTATCATTATTCCAAGTTCCAGACACCGAATCGGATTGTTGAATACTATATATGCATTCTGTTGTAATATTTGACAATCCATACATTACCACTGGTTTTACAGTTATATCCGGGAACTGAGCATAGTTACCATCGCTGTCTACAGATACCGTAGCATAATCATTACTCAGCTGTAACGTCACATTCCTTGCCAGCGCAGCCACTTTTTCTGCATTTTCTGCCTGCTTTTTAGCTGCTTCTGCATCTTGCAATGCCTTGGTAACATCTGTATCTTTCAGCATCCGCCAATTGTAGCCTTCAGAATCATACCGGAACCGATACGCCTGGTTATTTGAATCATAATAGATGTCACCAACATGTTTGCTTCGCTCATCATCCGTGAGCCACTGATTTGCTGGATAATTATCAAGAGTTGGTTCCGGGCTACTTGTCCATGTCTGGATATTCCCATCTGTCTGGTTCTGCAGATCTTCAATTCTTTTTGTGATACTGTTCTCTCCGATAAAGACATTTGATGCGTCAAAATATACTCTTTTCAAATCTTTATCTGCAGAAAAAAGTACTTTCCCACTGTCATCAACAATTTGGAAATTGCCTGCAGTGATATAATCTGCATTAATACCTACACTATATAATTGATTGGCTATGAACGTTCCATCTAACACAATCCCGTAAGGATATGTTTTTCCACCATCGCTTGAAATACCGATAGCTTCAGATGTAAATTTCAAAACATTTGTGGATTCTTCCAGTGCCGGCTTATCGTGGTAATACGTGATCGTGCTTCCATCAGACTGCTTTTCCTGGGTGGAATACATGCCAGATGCACTTGCCATGGTCTCGCCAAGTTGTTCAATTTTCTTATTAACAGCAGACATTTGTTTCTTTACATATTTCTTGGTTTCTTTGTACGTTCTGGAATATGGGCTTTCATAGTAAGATTCTGCTGATTCCGGATCCTGCGCCTGTGTTTTTATTTCAGTCATCCCAAAATGCACATAGGTTACGTCTGTGATAGGTGTAAGGTATGAGGTTCCTTTTCGATCCTCTGACTTAACTACATCCCCGAATTCGATCAATGGATCGTAAATAAGTTTTCCGTCCATACTCCGGAATGGTATGCCAATAACAGCATCTCCGATCCACGCTGCAACAGTCTGGATAGACTGCTCATCAACTAATCCATTTTCTATCTCAATAACATATCCAGAAGACCCATATAGATACTCAAGTTCTCCATTTTGGATTCGTATACCAGTAATTATGATATCGTCCTGCGAAAATTCTGGTGAATCCTCAAAATCCTCCAATACGGATACATTATCAATATCTGAGAAATTCCACTCTATCATTTGCAGATATCCATCCACATCAATTCTGGCATTTGCACAGTTGATAGCGGCTATATACCCGATCATCTGCCGATAGGTTACCTTTTCCGGAATGTCATTGATGATATACGTACCATGCTTTAACCTGGTAAATCCCTTTGAGATGCCAAGCGTGGTACAAATATCATTGATAATAGTATCAACTGTCTGGGGCAGTGCAAGACCACTTATATATAGCTGATTGGTCTTTGCCATATCATCCATAGCAGTAACACTTATCACATCATCATAGCCCTTAGAATCCGTCACAGCAAAACTGCCTTTTTTGATTCTTGTTTTCGTTCCGTCTTCGCTCAGAAATGTGAGATAGGCAATAATTCTGGCTCCATAAAATTTCTTTTCATCCAGTTCACCATCCGTATTATCCAAATCAAAAGTGAGCGTCTTGCATATAGTAGCCCCGATCGGGAATGAACTGCTGCCAGCTCCGTCAAAAAATTCACTGCCATCAGGAGAAATTTCATCAAAAAATGTTTTTTTTGTTCCATCAGGAAATGTAATGTCCAATTCTTCGTATAATGGCTCTGTTCCATCTGCCAATATATTTTTAAATTCTTCAGTAACCGTAATCATATAGGATTCACTCCCGTCATGTTAAATGATAGTTCACCAATCTTTCCGTCTTTTGGGGATACTCTCTTAATGCTGAGATTTCCTTTACCTACATAGAATTTAGCGTCTCTCCACGTATTGTAATATACAGAAAAGCAGTGCAGTGTAAATGGCTTTCCCTTTGCTATAATTTTCAAAATCTTACTTGCTTCTTCAGATGGAACATCAGTTGCTTTGTAGCCAAACTGTTCAACTGTAAACAGCGGGGTAAAATGCCCCGCTCCTCTTTGAGTTCTTTTACTGTTCTCGGTATATGTCGTTGTGAACTTGTATTCCAGCCCTTCATCGGGCTGGAATATTTTTGTGCCATTTAATTTGATATACTCTTTTTCTTCCATAGCTCTCCTTATGCAAGTTCGAATGGGTTGCGTCCATTGACGTTCTGCCTGAATTTTGCTTCATCAATAATCTCGTCAAATATAGTCCTACGATTGATTTGTGCAGTAAATCGGTAGTTGCCTCCCTGTCCGGACCCAGATTCTTCTCTAACAATCTGCCTGATCAGGTCCTCTGGTGCTTCCAAGTTGCGTCCATTCTTCTGATCGCCAAGCACAGCCAGGAATTCTGATTTGGGCGGAATTACAGCGCCTTTTGCAAGATACGGAATTGTTTTGATTTTCGGAAATTCTGCTTCGAATCCAATTTTTTTGCTTCCGAATGGTGTAGGCACCTCCCATGGTCCGAAAGTAAAAGCCTTTTCCAGTCCACCAAGCGCATTATTCATCGTACCTATGCCGTTATTAACAAGGCTAATAGCTGCATTAATAGGTGCTTTGACATAATCAGCCAGCTTTTCAAATATATCTTTTACTCCGTCCCTGGCTTCCGTAAATCTGTCCGTAATACCTTCTTTAATTGTTTTTGCTGCTTCTGGAATTGTTTCTTTTAAATTATCCCACACATCCGATATGGTTTTGAAAATACCGTCTTCAAATATGTTTGATGCTCCCTCTTTCAAGCCATCCCAAAAACCAGAAACGGTACTTGTAATATTTTTCCATGCATCACTTGCGTATTTCTTTATCCCATCCCAGACACCAGATATTGTGGTTTTGATACCATTGAATATTGTGGATGCGGTATTTTTTAAGCCATTCCAGATGCCGGATACCACTGTTTTGATTCCACTCCATGCAGTCACTGTTATCTGCTTTATACCGTTCCATAGAATTTCGAATATTTTTTTTATCGTCTCTACAAACGATTCTATACCATTATACAGGCCTTGCATCAGCATCTTTCCGATCTCAGCCATAACAGTGGACTGTGAATGGATGCCAAAAAGCTCTTTTACTTTATTCACAATCGGATCAACAACATGTTCCTTCAGCCATGCTCCAATAGTCTTCATTGCGCCGATAACACCAGCTGCGACCCCACCAATCAATTCAAGTCCAATGATTCCAAGCTGTCCAGCCAGCTGTATCCAATTGATGTTCAGAATAAATTCTACAAGCTTACTTCCAAGAGATTCCCAATCTACGCCGCCAAGTGATATGATTATCGTATCAAGAAAACCAACTGCAAGATCACTGAATCCTTTTCCGATTGTAGCAAAATCAAGGCTATACAGAAGGTTGTTAATTCCTGTATAAATATTTTCTCCTAATGCTTTCCAATCAAATGTCTGAGAAAAATTTATGGCAATCTGGAATGCACCGGTAATAGCAGTTCCAAATGCTGTGCCAATGGTGCCAAGATCAATCGACTGAACCACTCCATTCAGACCATTACCAAGAGCTGTTCCGCACGCTTTCCAATTCAGATTTCGCACAAATCCGTAAGCTATATTAGGGATAATCATAAACTTATTCCCGATCAGCCTTCCTAGTGCGTTAAAATCTACTTCTTTAACTATTCCATTGAAGCCGTTAGCAAATCCTTTTCCGAGATTTTTCCAGTTAATTCCGGTAATTAACTGATTAAGCGTATATACAATCGTATTTATACCAGTTCCTATCGTGCGCCCCATTAGATCCCAGTCGATATGATCCACTAAGCTATTAAATGTCTTAGTAAAAGCAGTGGTAAACTTAGTGATCCTTGGTCCTACTTTATTCCAGCTGATTGCATCGTAGATCTTCTGCATGCCAGCATTAATACCAGAAGCCACATATGCGCCAAGACCTTCCCAGTCTTCCGACTTAATCAACTGTCTGATCTTATCTGCTACCCCTTTGATCGAGCTGGCTATTGGCACTTCTTGGAACATGTCGGATGGAGATGGACCTGCGTACTTCCCACTGCTTGGCGTCGATGTATCCTTGTTGCTCTCGTATCGTTCGATTTCGTCAAGTGGACTCAGATAATTCTTAGCTGCTTTTGTTGCTTTTTTGGTGTTCTTAGAGCTTTTATCCAGGCTGGCTGCATAATCTTCCTGAACAGCCACAGCCTTAGTGAACGTGTTCTTTCCTGTCAATGCCGCAACAAACATGCCTACACGCGTCACGCACTCAGATATCAGATTTATGAATCTAACCAGATACGGCGCAACAGTTGTAACAATCGGTGCAAACGCAGTAGCGAAGCTGTTCTTCAGCTGTGTCAGTGCGCTCATTACAGAAGATATCGCACTATTCGTCTCACCAGAATACTGCACCAGATTTTTAAATCCATCTACCAGTGCGGATCTCATCTTATTAAACAGAGTGTAAAGGCTTCTAATACCAAACAGGTATTTCAGCATCTTTCCGATAGATATCGTGCTCTTATTGGCTGATTTATGGATGCCAAGGATACCGGAACTAATTTTTGCCAATCCGGTAATAATACCTCCTGTGGCAAGCTTTACAAGATTTTTAGCTAAACTTTTCAGGGAGTTTGTTGCCTTTTGATTAATCACAGATAATCTGCTAATAATTCCAGATAACATAGAGTTTTTGCTTTTATACTCATCTACAGATGCAGAGACCTCATTGTATGACTGTTGCACTTTCGAATTCATTCCTGCCAGTTTTTCCTCTTCTGAAAGTAAAACTTCCGTTTGCTTACTGGTATCTGGCGCTTTGTATGCTCCTCCGGAAGCAAGAAGATCTTTCTGCTCACCTTTGGCATACTTGATGCTATTGGTTAACTCTTCGATCTGCAATTGTCTTCTCTGGTATGTTGTAGATCTTGTTCTACCCCCTATTTCTTCAAACAGTCTCTGTTGTTCGATGAGTCTGTTCAGTTTAGCTGTGTCAGCATCTATTTGCTTACCGATTGCCTTGAATTCTTCGGTTGGAATCTTCTGGTTTCCAAGTTCTGCAATTTTCGCTTTCAGATCCTGTACTTTTTGTTCCTGCGCTGCATACTGCTGATTTACTTTTTTGAAGGATGTAACTTGCTTTTCAAGGCTTTTTTTTGCATTTGTTCCTATCCCATCAATATTAGAAGCCAGTCTTTTTACAGCTGCTTCTAATTCTTTTGAGCCGGCTTTTAATCCACTCAGATCTATCGCAGTATCAATCGTAACTTTCCCATCTGCCATGTCATAGTTCTCCGTTCAAAATCTTATTCAGTCTCTCTTGTTCTTCCAGTTCTTCCTGACTGTATCGTTTTTCCAGTTCTACAAGATCATGATTCTCACGCACAAATTCTTTTTCCCAGGTATCCAGTTTTTTTCCTTTTGCTTTTTTCCCACGCACAGAAACAATCTGTGAAAAAAGGCAATCGCCAATTTCCATATAGGCTCCCATAAACGTCCACCAGTGCATGTATTCCAATGCACGGACTTCTTTTCCTACTACCCGGTTGATTGCAGGAATAATAACCCGTCCGTCCTGTTCCCAGTCCATTAATCTTGGAAGCGGTTTGTTCACGTTTTCCTTCATTCCCATATCTATAAATTCTATTGCTTTTTCACATGCTTCCTTGTAATCATCTCGAGGTATTAATTCGTAATCGACGTATAAGATAGTGGTCATAACGGACATCCTTACCGCCTGCTGTTCCCACTCATCAGCATCGGGTAAAAAAAGATCCGGGTCGTTCATGGCCGTAAGCACGTCCAGAACAGCCCGGAAGTCCGACCGTATTCTGTATTCAGTTTCGTGGATATTTATCGTTGTGGGAAGATCCCAGGCGTTCATTTCTTCTGGTACTTCGCCGTATATTTGCTCATGCGGCTCTGTACCTTTTTCAGTCTTGCGCCGGTTTCCGCTTCAATCAGTCCACCGATTTTTTCAATAATCTCTTCGATATACAGCTTTCCACTTGAAAGTGGCGTGAATGGACTCATGACGCTGTAAATCGGCTCAGAAATATTTGCGTTGAACATTTTATCGAGCTGCTCAGCGAGTTCATTCTCAATCCGTGCCAGCTCTTCTGATGTGTTTTCAGCCGTCTGAAGAGTTGACGTGTCCAACTTATTCAAATATGTAACAACCTCATCATATCTGTGAATGATCGCAATATCTGATGCATGGAAAGAGATGGTGAACAATGGTTTTCCACTGGCATCCAAAAATTCATATTCTTCCGCTTCGACAGCGGTTTTAATTTGTTTCGCCATTTGCTTTTCCTCCTATCCTTGTATCTTAAGCATCCGGTGTAAAAGCTCCGGTACTAATGTTGTATTTCCCCTTAATTCTTTCTCCTGTGTAATTAACAGTAAATGGGATCTGATAACCGGATGTATCACCGCCGTAGGAAGTCGGCACGACATAGCATTCCTGCTTGTAAGCTTCATACGCTCCCTCTGTTGCATCTTTCCAGAGATGGACTTCTACTGCATTGGCTTTTAAATTGTCGTCCTGTAAGCGTTCATCAATGATCTTCTGAAGTTTTTCAAAAAGCACAGAATCCGTCTCTGCGTAATATGGATCCACTTCAGAAGATACTTCATATCCATTGTGCTTAAATGTAGATTCCCCAAGGATGTTCTTAGATGTCTCAGTATCTGGGTTGAGTTCAACGTTGTACTCTTCCAGATCTTTACCAAGTCTTTCATATTCTGGGGACAGTCCACCGCAGAGTGAGCCCGCATCAATGTAATGTCCCATATATTTACGGGCGATTTTTCCTGTTACTCCTGCCATAAATAAATCCTTTCTGCCTATAACTTTTAAAAGGCTATGTAGGTTAGCGACTGCCTTCCGTATTGGCAGTCGGTTGTTCATTGAGTTTTTTGAGTGTTAATTGTGTGCTACCACTTTTCCCACTCGTATTTGTATTTTACTGAGATTGGCAAAAGCCAGTCCTGCACACCATTTTCCTGTGGCTGTGTGCCATAAGAATTATCACGAGTGATGCGTTCAATTGTTCGTCCACGGGAAAGTTCCGGAAAAGCGGATAAGCGTGTCTCGGTGCCATCTACTGTGACTGGTTCTCGGCATATCCATTTACCGAGATTGTCAAGGAACTTCTGAACAGAGAGCTTCTGACGTTCCTTTTCGGATGCTGTTCGGTAAACAACAATAAACGGATACTGGCATACCTGGTGCATCGTTCCACAGACATCTTCTTTTTCCGAAAAGATTAATGCCCCGATGTCTGCATAGAACGAAACGCCACTGTTGGTTCCCAGTTCCTCATATTTGATTGTTTCGCCGTCGTACAATCCCGGATACTGATTTAGTAAGGCTTTCATAGCCTCTGTCAGAATCTCGTATCCATCCGCATCCTTGCCGATAGGCTTATTATCCACCATAATCACTCCTTACTTTGCCAAAATCTCAAAATGTGGTATCAGACCGCATGGTCCTCCGACGCTTGTAATTTTAAACACGTTATCAAATCTTTGATTCATGTATTGATAGAATCCGCCACGGTAATCTTTGTCATTCACCATATCTTTATCCCACACACCTTCCCAGAAAAAGTCTGCCCCAGGTGTAAATGTAATAGTTTCTGGCAAAAGGTCATTTGTTTGTCCTCTCCACATGATCGGTGGAACATAAAGCAAAAGCTTTGAGTCCGCAGCTATCTTTGCGCCTTTTCCGGCTCTGTAATAGCTCACATGGAGTTCGGAATTATCGGAAGAATCTATGCCATATCTTCTGATGATCGCCCCTCTATCGGTGTTCAAATCGACATTGGATAGCACATGAGGATACCAGTACGCATCTCCTGTCGTGGCTGATTCGTAATAATTAAAAATCGTCACCGTTTTTTCGTACATGATACCCTCTCCTTAATCATTTATTTTTCAGCTTATCCACGTCAACCTTGGACGTTCGTTTCCATAATTCCGTAATCTTTTCCCACCCGAACATCGAAATAAACGCCACAATAAATCCTGCCATGATAGCGGCTAAAATCATATACCACAAGATTGTCATGTGGATATACTGCATATACGCCACAAAAGCGGCTACAGTAATTCCAATGGACAGTACAAGTACCAGTGCATCTGTCGGAATCTTAGACAAGAATCCAACGTTTTTAATCACCTGTGTAATCACAGACACGCAAAACGCCAAAACACTGATTACTGCCAGAATCAGAGTTACATTTGTAAATAATGCTTCCATCTTCTTTTATCCCTCCGTATAGTCTTCAATAATGGTCTCGATGCCATATTCAATGGCACAGGTGTTCTCAATCTTGCACCCTCTGGCTTCGTCCCATCCTTTAGCGAAAAACGCCACATCAGCTTCTGCCAGAAGTTTAAGGGATTCGCCCAGATACCAGAGTGACTTTGCGTCAACTGGTGCTGACTGGAAGAAAGAATCAATTACTTCTACAGGTTCACCAACCTGTTTCTCTGCACTTTTGATTGCCTTTTCTCTTACTGCAAGAATTTCCTCATCTTTCTTGCCCATCATAGGCTGAGAAATAAATAACTTTTTCATTATTAAACCACCTCCCAATCATGTGATGCAATATTAGAAAACGTATACGCCACATTATTGGTCTCTCTGATATCCAGCACTTTACCGTCCTTACAATGCATTTTGATCGTATTGTCTTCCCATGCCCAATATCCGCTCCAAGATGGGAGTTTAATTTTCTTTCCATTTAAAAGTTGAAACCATGCTTCTCTAAAATTCATACCTCTTACACCCCTGCATATAAAATTGGTATTCCATCATCTGTCCTTACTCCCATCAGAAGTGGTAACGCTGTCTTTAAGAGTAAGTTGTTCGTTTTCTGTACATCTCCGGCGGTGGCGTATACCGCACTCCATTCCTTTGCACTTGCCCCAATCTGCTGAGGCGTTGCGTAAGAGATGGATTCGCTGCCGGATGATACTGACGTCACAATGCCTGTTGATTTGCCATTTGCCCCAACAGTAACCATCTCATTACTGTTCATGGCAGCATTTGTGGCGTTCCTTTCTGCAAGTTCCAAATCATACATTTTTTCTGCTACTGCGCACACAGCTTTTTTGAGCCCGTCCAAAGAATACTCATCCGTTGGTAATCCATTTCTTAGATTTCTATATGTTATCGTGTCGATGAAATCACTGGCTCTCTGTGCCAGCCGGAGAAAGTCACCACCTGGCACGACATTGCCATAATACGAGGTTGTATAAAAATCATAGTCGGCATATGCCATACCATATCACCTCGTTATCCTCTGGTTTTGATCCGTGCAATCGGAATAGCCTTGATTGGGAAGTATTTCTTTGTTCCAGAAGCATTATTGTTCGCAAGTTCCCAGTTTGAGCCAGTTTTGAGCTGCTCGTCCGTAGGAGAAATGATACCAGAATTTTTGAAAGAAATTCCATAAGGTGAGAAAATCTTTCTCTGTCTGGAATACAGTGTATCTTCTCCACCGTTCTTTTCAGGATCTCTGTCCATTTCGTAAGGTACTTTTGCACCGCAATTTGTGTACTCAATCGCACCTGCACCGAGGACGTAAGTTGTATAGATCATACCTGCTGGGAGCAGCTTCACATAGTCCCCTTCTGCCACATCTGGGATGTCTGTAATTACAGCTGTTTTTGCGACCTCGTATACACCGGTTCCGCCTGTAGTGACTTTTAATGCTCCCTGTTCGGTCTGGGTTGTTCTCACGTAGAGTGCTTTTGCCTCTTCTGCTGGCATATCATCATCAACCAGAACAGTTCTTCCATTAAGCGTAGCAAGAGTCAAGTCTCTCTCAATTCCATTGGCATCCGTGTACTTCATGTACGCCAGCAGTTTCAGATTCTCCAGATCAGTTGCAATCTTAGAATGCATGATGGACAGGCTGAACTTCGCTTTATTGTCACCAAGAGCCTTCTGAATAGCGTTGTTTAAAGTGGTCTCTTTGAAACCACTTTCTGGATCTGAGGATACATCATATGTGTGGCCATTGACGAACTTCAGATTCTCTGCTCCTGTCATAGAAAAGATTCCGTCCAGAACCGCAAGAAGTGTAGCCTGATCGATGTCATCCCAATACTCAGCAACTTCCTGCGCTGCCGGCATGAAATCTTCTCCGGTAATGTCAGAGGAAAAATCTCTTTCTGTCCATCCATGAGCACGTCCCACTACAACTCTTCCGTGTGTAAATGTGTCTCTGGAATCCGTTGTAATATTGGTTGATCCATCGTAGTTGTCTGGTGTTCCACCGATTCTTGCTTTGATCGGAACCGTAATGTAATTACCACCAGTCTGATCAGGAAGCATGGCAGCATACTGAGATTTCTCTACAATAGCACCAGATTTCAGCAGTTCATTTCTCTTGAGATTTGGGACAGTATCGACATACGCGCCAAAAACCTCTCCATTAAAATTTTTATTGTCAAATAATGGCATAAAAAAATCCTTTCCACCTATAACTATTAAAGGTAATTAGGTAAGCAACGGTACTCCACTCGTACCGCCGGTTGTTATTAAGTTACATATACTGTTTGATATCCAGGTTCGGATTTTCGTTTTTCATCCTCATCAGCTCAGACATTGAATACTTCTGCCCTGCTGGTGGCTGTTTACCGCCTGTTGCGGTTGTAAAATGTGCCGCATTCTGCTGTGCCTGCCTCTGCTGTTGATCCACAAAAATACCTGGCTTCTGGTTTCCGTCCTTATCAGTAATCATCCCTTGGAAAATATCGCTGATAGACTTTCCTTTTGCGGAATCATCATCAAGAGCCTTAACAAGAGCATCCCGGTAATGGTCCGATGTGATGTCATTCAGAAATTCGTACAGCTTATTGCCCTTTTCATCAGTAGATGAAAGAAACTCATTCACAGTCTTCTCTACTTCAATTTTTCTGGCATCTGCTGCTCTTGCCGCTTTTTCATCATTTAACTGAGTAGTGAGTGTGGAGATCTGCCCTTTCAGATCATCTACATCGACGTCCTTAAATCCGTCCAGTTTTGTCTGAACATCATCGAGAGAGGTTTTGTACTCATTCATCTTTTTAACTACTTTGTCGTACTCTCCAGCATTTTTGTAATGCTCTGAAAGTGATCTTTTAATCTCTTCTTTTTTATCTTCTGGGATCTCAATTCCAAAAGACTTTAAGGTCTCAATTAATTTCTGCATATTATTATCCTCCTGGCCGTGTTTATTGACCTGCCGCCGCAGGTAATGGATTAAGCCAGTTAGACCACTGGCAAGGTAATTGCAGGAGACGGATTCGAACCGCCGTTTTCAAGGGTATGAACCTTGTGAGATTCCGCTTCTCTATCCTGCCATAAACCGGCTTTCACCGGTTTGCGAGATTTTGGTAAAAAACTATAAGGAAGTGTCCCGTCCTACCAACGGGATGGTGTACCCCGGAAATTGCATCCGCTTTTCAACCTCTGCGCCATAACAAAAAGTCAAGATATAAAAAGGAGCTGTAAAAATGATCAATAAGTAACAGGCACATTTCTATTAAGGAAGCACACCTAAGAAAGGAGGAAAAAGAAAATTATGTCAAACCTTTTCAGGTTTACGAAGCATTTCTAATTCCAATTAAATTATAGCAGAGTGATGTTAATAGTCATCAGCACTACTCAGACAGCATCTTGATTCGTCGCATAATCTCTTCTTTTTCGTCTCTGAAATCAGAATCTACCATCATAGATGAGAGCATATCGTATATCTCAACCATAAGGCGGCCCAGGGATTCCATGAGTTTATCCTTGTGTTGCTGATCTCCGTTAGTCTGATAAGCCTGTTTAGCAGCTATATATGAATCGTACAATGCATCGATATTATGATCGTATCTGCCATTGCTGTATTTCTTGATAACATCCTCTGTGACTTCTGCGACAGTCTCAGATGTTTTCCACTCACCACACATCTGTTTCAAATTGCAGATAGTTGTGGTCAGCTTAAAAACTACATCCAGATTGTTGTTTGTGAGCTGCTTTTTGATATTCTGTTCTTCAATTTTCAGCTGCTTTTCCAGAATTTTAATCATATCTTCCATATCATCACCACCTATCCGAATATCTCACACATTTTAGCCTTGTACTTATTGCGGATTTCCTGTTGAGATTCTGTGATATACACCATATCATATCCGGAAGAAATCAGATCAATAATGATCCGTTCGAGCTTCTTCAATTCATTGTCCACGTCTTCCACAAGTTTCTCCACAACAATAGCATCCGCAACCGCACCCATCTCACGAAGTCGTAATGAATAGTGCTCATATAGGTTCTTAGTATCCGATTCCCACTCACGATATTGATTAAATCCATCCTCAATACCTTTCTGTTTTGTGGACTTGCCAACGCTGATCCTATTCGCGGACTGCCAGTTTTCCGGTATCATAGAAATCTGTCCAGAATAAGTGTCAGGTATCAGTTTGCTGTGATGATTGATGTAATATTGATTAAGTTTCTTCCTTTCCAGGGATTCCGCAAAATACTGATATTCATGAAGTTGTTTATATCCTTTCATGCCAAGGAAGTCAAAATAATCCGACATCTGGTCATGAAACATAAGAGCCGCAATCATCCGAGCGTTAATCTCTGAAAAGATCGATTCTGCACTACTTACATCTCTATTGCTCTTGAAGGCAATCATTCAGATCACCCCCCTCATGCTACCTTTTTGATAATCAAGTTTGCATCCTTAACCAGAACCACACCAGCGGAAATGTTTCCGGCAGAGACAGTCAGAGATGTCCCAGCAGGTACAGGAATAAGAGTGTCAGCACTCACGTTCTGATATACATCCGCTGTAACCACTGTGTAGTCCATCTCTGTTCCGCCAATAGCTTCTCCGTTCAGTTTAAGAACCAGAGCTGTTGCTCCTGCGGCTCCAGCTGTTACATTTGCATTGAACTGAAGTTCTACTGCCATAGGCTGATTCCCCCGGTTCGTAATTGTAAACAGTCCACTACCCTCAATATGATTGAGCCATCCGTTCTGGCATCCACATCTGCGAGATTTTACCCTTGTTCCAGTAAAGATAACATTCTGATTTACACTGATCTGCTGTGCATCTTTTGCGATTACATTTAACATGATTATATTCTCCTTTTCAAAAATAAGGGGTAAGCTCCACGCCTACCCCCTGTTATTTGCAAGACTACTTCGTAGCAATGGATTCTTCCAACATGCTAATTATTCGGTTTTGATTCTCGATGATCTTATCCAGGTATTTTCTGTCCTGTTCCTGTAGGTGCTTCGCTATGTCTGCGTTGCTCGCCTGCGACAAGTCACTTTCGTAATTCATCACCTGCAAGAATACGCCGAACATGTTTAGCATATCCAGGTAGGACAGTTCCCGGCTGATCAAAGTACGTTCCCACCGTTACCGCAGCAACCGCCGAACCCGGTCATGTTGTAAGCAAAGTAAGGGGAACAGGTGAGATAAGCCGGTGTCGGTGTCGGTCTTAACGCATTAACGATGTTTTTGGTCTGGTCGACCTGGGAGATCTGCCAATATGCTGTCTGGAGGTCTCTGTCACGGTCCGCAATCTTGTCGCGAAGTCCCTGGATGGTGTTCTCCTGCATGAGCTGGCGTGTTGCCTGTCCGTCTGCAAGGACAGTTTCCTTGATGTCACAGCAGCACTGCGCAAGCTGTGCCTGCATGTTCTGTGCCTGTAATGCAGCATCGTATCTACTCTGTAAGATCTCTTTCTGTGTTTCACAGCAGCACTGCTGAGACTGAGCTCCTAACTGCTGCATTCCGAGCTGTGTTGCATATCTGTTCTCAAGTACATCTCTCTGTGTCTGGCAAGCAGTATTAGATACATTCTGGTTCGTGTTGAAAATGTCACGTTTGACAAATTCATCCGAAATGAAGTTGTCCTGCACTCCAGTCTCAACACCGCCGCGGTTCCATCCGCCCATCATCATAGGGAATAAAAATGCTATGAAAATAATCCAAATCCAGCAATTTTCTCCCCACATATCGTTATTGTCATTTCTTGTGACTGCTGCTACATCTGCAGCGCTAAGTCCCATAGTTCCATCTGTCATGATAGTAGTCTCCTATTCATTATTTATTTATCAAGCCGTGTGCACACCGGCTGTGATACTATTATTATTAAGGTCAACAAAACCTTTTTGCCAATGTTGACATTATGGTTTAAAAATCCCAGTAAACTGTTCCGGATCAATTCCATTCTGCCTACATCCATTCTCAAAAATCTGCTGTGGGTTCTTCCCCTTACACATATCCATAGCTTGTTTAATGTTTGGATTGGTCTGCGCCATCTGATTCAACATTTCCTGTGGATTACCGGATTTTTTGATCTGATTTACAACCTGCATTGCCTGCATCATTGCGGACATTGGGTTGTTACCCCCGCCCATTCTCCCAATCATGCTCATTAATGGATTCATTCTGATACCTCCTCATCTGGCAGTTCTCCTAAACGCTTCAATAAAGCATCAAATTCTTTTCGTGTAACGTAGTCAGTATTAACACTGTTATTTTGATTCTCAGCCATTCTATGAGCTTCTGGCTGTATTTCCATAAACTGGAATGCCTTAAATGTTGCGCTTCCCATACCATCGACCGATTTTACGTAGAATATTGGATTATTATTATCCATCATCCAAATCGTGTGTCCCGGCTGTACAATCTGGTTCCTCGCTCCATCGATACCAGCCACCTGTATCCAGTTGACATTTGATGTGGGAGCTTGTGCCTGTTGAGGCTGTCCAGAGTACATTCCCATCTGCTGATTTCTCTGTTGTTCAAGCTGATTGATTCGGTTCTGCAGCATTGCCTGTTCATTCGCAAACTGCTGTGGATCTATCATATTGTAAGGGTACATAAGATACCTCCTATGCTTCTTTCTAGTTATATTTTTGCACAAAAAAAGAACCTCAGACAGTTCATCTAAGGTTCTTAATAGTGTCAGAAAAGTATCACTGCATCAGCAATTTAACTGCCGTTGCAATCCATCCGACTGCTGTCACTATGCAAGCCGTTCTCCACCGCTTGGTCTGTACTTTTGCTTCTTTGATTACGTCAGAAGCGAGATTAAAGTTATTCATCATTATACCTCCGTGATCTATGCTATATTCAGTATATAGCCTGTTCACAGAGAATAGCAAGCATCCTTTCAGCTTACTTTTAATATTTTCCGGTTCACTCTCCGGCTGATCCGCTTGGCAGTGGATATGCTCACATTCATCTTTTCAGCGCATTGTTCAAGAGGCACACACTTCGCCCGTAGTTCGAATAATTCTCGTTCTGGTTCTGTAAAGTTGCAGACATCCCGGAAGTAGTCCAATTCCGGAACTGTAAAATCATAAACATTCACAAGCCCGTACCTCATCCATGCTAACGCTGATTCTGCGCTAAATACTGCGTAAGCTTCTCTCTCGTTTTTTTTAATTGATCCGTGTTGTTGCCACTGATCTGACTGTCCAACATGGTAGACAGCACTTCAAGAATCATAGAATCTCTTTCAGAGATCCTCTTCAGCGTCTCAAAATCCTGTCTGTCATGCTGTTCCAGCACTTCTACCCTCTCATTGAGTTTGATGGCAGGGGATATCCACTTGTGAATTACCGCCACAGCTCCGCCAATAATTGAGATCCCTCCACAAATAGATAATAAAAGTTGTACAGCTTCTAATAGACTCATAATTCGTATACCTGTTCTTCTACTTTTGGTGGTTTTATTTTTACTTCTACAAACAGAAAATCTTCACATATTCCTTTTTCTTTATATTCTTTTATCTCTTTTTTCATTAAATTGTCTAACACATCTCTGCCAAAGACAGATAAGCATCCAATTATTACTTTGTCGTTTACAACCATTCTTCTGAATACAATTCCAAACCCTTCTATCGGGCCGATGTCAAAAATCTCCAATCTCACATGTGATATTTTTTTATCATCCAGAAGATTTTTTACAAGTTTTTTTATTGTCACGTTCTTTTCCACCTTTCTTTATGCCGTTTAGCACCAGATTTACTTCGCCGTTCCTGATCGTATCCGTAGCCAGCCACCTTGTTTCTTTCATACTGTGGAGCCATGTTGTTCCGTTCGCAAAAATCATTGTAAGCTTTGTTTTGACGCGTCAGTTTGTACGATAATGTATCGTATTTATCCTGTATGCCTGCTTTTTCTGGCGTCTCATCTGATAACATGTTTAGTTCCGTTTGCATCGCCAGCAGCCTGCGTTTGGTTGCCCGGATCGACCGTTCCATCTTTCGCTGTTCCTGCATCAGATCATATTTCTTCCGGTTCTCTTCTGTGCTGATCTTCAGATTGCCTTTTTCATCCAGATATGGATTCCTCAGATCCTTATCCCACATCTGGTGGCTGTGTCGACAGTTGTATCCATGCAAGCCAAGAGGATTTACTACTCTCCCTTGTCCGGTAACTGGATCAATATCGTAGCCGGTTAATTCCAACAGATTTGGATATCCCGGTTCTGATCCACGGATCCTATATACTTTGCCTTGCCAGTTCTCGTGTCCTGCGCAGTACGGTTGTCCTTCTTTCTGCGGTCTGGCTCCTGTGTGAGCAGATATTAATACATATTCGCTTTTTGTCTCCGCAATATACTGATTTGTCACCTGCGCAGCCGTCTGATTCATGGATGTGACCACGCAGCACCTCACTGCTGCTTCCAAAGTCCGCTTTGTACCGGTTGGGTATGTAACCATTACCCCACGTCCAGCGTACCGATCCAGAACATCCGCAGTTGCCTGAGTATAGCTTTCCACTCCTGCTGCCACTCTCATCTCTGATTCATCCATCAGATTGATAAGATCCTTTTGTGCCTGGTCCATTGTGGTTCTGGTAAGGTTGGATAGTTCGCTAAGTGTCTTCCGGTACTCAGCATCCATAATCTGGATCACAAGCGGATTTTCCAGTGGTGGTGATACTACAAGTCCCATCTGCTTCAATGTCTCTTCATCACTCGCCCACGATGCCAGAATAGCGTTCTGTAATATCTTCCTGAGTTCAGCCCGGCTCATATCCATATACTCAGCCAACTTCTGTTCTATGTATTCCCTGCTGTCTCCCATCTGCTGTAGCCGGTATAATAGCCGATCTGCCGTAGCTGTAAGTTCCCCAGCGTTTACCAGGCGCCGGGTGATGTCGTGCAGTATATCATCTTCCAACTTCCGAAAGATCTCTATCAGACGATCTTCTTTCCCCAAAAAATAATCCGGTTCCAGCATCATTCCACCAACTTTCTTTTTACCAGTTCTTCCCAGTCGTGTAAATGTTCCACTTTTGCCATCTCAAACCACTTCGCACCAGTTCCAGGCTCATGATATTGTAACTTTCGCCCGGTCGGGTATTTTGCTGGTGGTGACCACCATCCTGTTATATTGCCCTCTGCATCCTTAATTGGGATATTCGGGCCGTATACCTCGCCCATGTACTGATAATGTGCATATGGTGCATACCATTCAACAGTTCCACCAGTCATGCCGTCTGGATATCTCACTTGTGACCTCAGTGCTCCCTGCCGAAATGGGATGTATGGTATGCTATCCGCTACAATCTGCTGATTCAGCGCTATCTGTGCTTTATCCAGATTGCCTGCTATACGATCCAGATTTAGTTCTATGTGTACATTCCCAATTGCTTCTTTTTTCATGTTAAATAATCCTATTTTTGTTTAATAATATACCTTCATTTTTTATTCGTGCACAGCACTTTTATATAATACATTTCAAATGGCTGTTCCTGATCGAAGCTTGATCACTTGTGATATACTGCATTGTCGTATCTAATGATTCATGGCCGAGTAACTTACTAACATCGACAATATTCATTCCGTGTTTTAGCGACACGCTTGCAGTAGTATGACGGAATACATGTGGAGTAACGTGTGTTCTTACATCTGATGTTCTCTGCACAATATCTCTTATAAGCTTCTCAATTCCTGCCTTCCGCAATCTTCCGTACGGCCTTTTCTTGTACACAAATAATGCTGGGTTGATGTCTGTTCGTTCTGCCAGATATTCTTTCAAAGCAAATTCTGCTTTTGCATTCAGGTAGCTTATCCTGTGCTTACTGCCTTTTTCGAACAGAATCACTTCTTTTATATCAAAATTCACATCTGTAATATTGAGATGCTCCAGTTCACTTACACGACATCCTGTAGAGTACAGCATTTCAACAATTGCTTTTTCTCTCTTTGTTTTGCATACAGACCGGATCTGCTCTAACTCAAGCTGAGACATTGGTTTCTTATGTTTCCGTTCGTACTTAATTGGTTTGATATTGACTGCTGGATTCTTAGGTATGTACTCTTCAGCGGCTAGCCATGAGAAATAAGTGCAGATCACTGTTCTTTTACCATCCAATGTTCTGTTCGATACTCCATGATTCTTCTGGTAAGTGTACAGATACCCTCTTATATCAATCGCACTTACTTCATATGGTTGTTTCTTTATTGTCATGAAAAAATCTTTCAGTACAATATCGTACAGATACAATGTCTTATCAGATAATCCTGCAATCTTTTTCGATACAATGTAGATCTGCACGCTCTCTGGCACATGATATTCATATTCTACAACATCTGTTTTTCTGTTCTCAATCTCATAGTCTGACAATATGACATCCAATTTCATTCCTATGATTTTCAGTGTGTCGCCGTCTGCATAATCATTCAACATCACAAGCAATTCATTTCTCAGCTGTTCTCTCATAAAAATACCCTCCTTTTTGGGTTCACAAAAGGAAGGTATCGTGTTATACTTATACCGTACCCTTTGTGGTGCTGGAGCTGGACTTTTTGTTTGGTAGACGGGAGTCCAGCTCCCTTTTTGTTTTCTTTTTTGATACACAAATTATAGCACGAACTGCACCAAAAAGGTACTTTTATTCAATTTTTTGGTTAATTATAGCACCCTTTAGATTATCAAAGTGTTTCCATCCATTTTTCAATCTTATTTGTGATGATTATATATCCTGCTTCATTTGGATGTAATCCTCCACCATATGCATCAGATACTTCTTGAATAAAATAGTTCAGATTTGATTCATTGTATAAATCACAATAAGGTACCGACCATTTTTTACAAATCTGTTTAGCAATATCCATATATTCGTTGAATTTGAACTGTCCCATTGCAGAAGGTACTTTAAATGTAACAATATAACCAATTTTCTTACCAATCCAGTGAGTCTGTGCATATTTGAAAATTGATTCCAAAGCACCAGCAAAAGTGTTTTCATTCAGTTCATCATTGTATCCAGTTGAAATAGTTCCAATAGGACAATCTGTAATATTATAAGCATCATTTACACCGCCTTCAATAATGATGTAATCAGCTTCGGGGTGCTCAGAAAACATTTTAGTCATTCTTTCGAGAATACTATCTGTTCTACCACTTCTTTTCGATATAGTAGTTCCACCAATACCATAACCATAAGTAATAGATTTCGGATAATTTTCTTGAATAATCTTTCTCCAACCAGTATTGCTATAATCTTCTACTGTTGGTCTCCAATTTGCACCATAGCAAATACTGTCACCTGTAAACAATATTACTTTATTGTCAAATATTGCGACTGGATTAATATTTTTTGCAATGTTTTCAATTTCTCTAACTAACTTCTCGGAATATTTTACTGTATAATCATAAGGAATATATGTACTAGGATATTCAACATCTTTCACAACCATAGCAGTAGAGAAGTCCTTACTCTGATCAAATATCGTAAATCTAACATATTTTGCATTGCTATATGTTGTAGAAGAAAATGTTGCATATCCATTCTCTTTGGAAATAAATGATGATAAATCAGCTATAACTATTGACTTGTTTTTATCCCACAAAGTTACACTAAAATTAAACCAATCTGTCGGAAAAGTAAATCTATAAACAGAATCACTTTCATATGGTATAAACCCACTTGTTAAAGCATTATCGTTTGCCGTATACGATCCATTTGTTGAATTATAGAAACCATGTTGAACATCGCTATCATCAATATCTAATAAGTTTACATTTTTTGTTTTTGAAAATACATGCTCAGCTAAATCTTCCTTTAGCTGACCAATGTCAGCCTGGATCTGTTCTGTATGTGTGTCATATTCCTGTATCTTCTGATCTGCGTTTTGGTTATATGCGGTCTGCTTTGCTTCTGCATTTTGGTCAAAAGCAGTTTGTGCCTCAGCCACATGAGTGTCAAATGCTGACTGCCTTTGTTTGGCATTATCATCAAATGCCTTTTGTTTTGCGGTCGCATTTTGATTGTATTCTGATTTTGCCAAAGTGCCCGTATCTTCAATCTGTTTTTCCCACCTAGTCCCTTTTTCATTGATGGATCTGATCGCGCTGTCAAGAGTGCTCGCAAGTGATGCCATTGCATTTGTCTCAGCATCACTAATATTGCTCAGTGCTCCACTTTCAGCAGAGTTAATATTGGATACAGCTTCTGTTTCCTCTGCTTTTACTGCTTCTGTAGCTGCTTTTTGTGCATTTTCGATGCCTATCAAAGACTTTTCCACAAGATCACGAATTTGTGTCATCGACAATTTGATTTCTTCTTTCCCAGAATTAATCTCTTCTTTGCTGGAAAGTATATCTTGTTTTGCTGCTTCAATAGTTTCGGTAAATTGCTTATATTCGTCTGAATGGTCATATCTCAGCGATTCTAACCACGATTCCAATGTGCCCTCATATCCCTTACTTACTGCAAGCTCATATGCCGACATTCCAACCACACGTCCAAGGTCTAATACTTGCATTCTATCACCTCTATTCCTCTCCAAAAATCAAATGTCCATTCTCGTCTATGCGTAAACTTGGTGGTTTATCTGCATCATTGTAATAGATCATAAGATCATTTCCGACGATCTCCATAGCGAACATTCCGTTCGATGGAATTACGATTCCATCCTTGCCATCGAAGTAATCTTTTCCTTTTATTGGCGTGTATCCAGTGATATCAGCTACAGATATTAGCTTTTCCCAGTTGTCTTCTCCGACATACCGCCATTGGATTTCTTCTCCATTATTCCTGATTTCCGTTTCTCTGACGCCTTTCAGCTTCTCGATCTTCTCAAGCAACTGCCGGTACACGTCCGGTTCTGGGTCTTTTACCGGATAGTCCGTTTCCCTGATGGATCTTGTGATCTGCAAAAAACATGGCGTAGTGGACTTCTCGTCTGTGTATACTCCAACGGATATAAACCCTTTTTTGAGCAATTCCGGAGGTATCTGGCAAGAATTATTATCGTCAAGGATCCGTTCTTCCTGCGCATCGTCCTTGATGAATCTGGCGGTCTTGATTCGCTCGGATGTCATATCTTCATCAAATTCAAATACCGCTGTGTAATCCATATTATCTCCGATCAGGTCAATGCTTTTTGTATCGGATGAGATTCGTCTGTTTTTGACTGTAAAAATAATTGTAGTATTCATCATTCATCTCCAAATAATCCACTTTGCTGCTGCGCTTCGCCTGCAAGGGCTTTCGCATCCTCTTCAGAGAATCCTTCAAACTTAACCAGATAGTACCAGAACGGTACTCTGCCAGTGTTTACATAGCTAAACCATGTCTGCTTGTCTTCCTGATAATTGTATGTAATGTCTCCAAAATCATAGTTGACTTCGTAAGCCCCAACTGGTGCAAGCCCGTACAGATCAGCATAGACATTCATTGCGTAGATAGCGCCGTCAAGACAGGATTCCAGCTTATCACGAACATCCTTGATGAATTGTATCGTTCTCTGCTGTTCTGCTTCTACTCCTGTAGCCGTCTGAATGCCGCTAGATTCGTTGAAAACAAAATATCCGTTGGAGAATCCAATCTTGTACCCCAACTGGCTTAAAAGAGCGTTTATGCCTGTGATTCTGGTATCCGTGTTAAGTTGTGGATTGATTTCCTGATAGAATTCTTTTTCATCCTGTCCAAATACGTTCTTCACGTAATGAGGAAGTTTCATTTCTTTTTTGCGGTTCTCATTATATTTTGCGTTTCTGTTCTTAATAGGTGTTCCATCCGGCATCAACAGTCTATCATCTGCAAGAATAATCTTTTCAGAATCGAAGATCTCTCCGGCATTCCTGCTGTATGCTACGTCAAGATCTTTCAGTTCTTCGATGGCTTCGGCAAATATCGGAAGTCCCAAAACAGTGTTCAGATCAAGATTGTTCGCCTGTGGCGTTCGAAATACCCCAAACATTGGGCCGTCAAGGCTCTCATTATTCCCCTTAAGGATCGGCGGCGTGTCTTTCATTAATCCTGCCCACTTCGTTTTATTCATGGCAATCGCTTTTCCGATGCTGTCTGCTGTAGAGGATACATACGTTCGGTTGCTGATATAGTATGGAGATATCTTAATTCCATCAACCTCGCTATCTACAAACCTGTGATACTCAAGCCGTGTGTAGTACTTATCTCCATCTGTGTACTGATCTTTGAAGATAATTCCTCTGATCTCCTGATTATCACAATCAGTCAGTGCCACATCCAGTGGTGTGAACATATCAAATCCGGCTCCATTTGGCTTGATGAATACCGTGCCGTAAGCACATCCATATTCTACCCAGTGCCGGATCTGGAAGTATATTTTGTCGATCTGCTCTTGGAGCCATGTAGCTCTTGCAGATCCATCGATCTGTATTCCAATTGCCAGTGTTGCAAGTCTGGCAATTTCGGAGCACACAGATTTTGCAAAATTAATAGTCTTGATTCTATCGTCTGAGTTTATCCAACTCGGTCTTCCTGCATATATATTGGCACATTTCTGTATCATTTCTTCCATCACGGGTGATTCAATTATGTCCGTCTGAAAGTCTTTCTCTGCCTGATTTTTAAAAAACATCCCTATCCACCTTTTGATTGCTGATATGATTCCCATTTATTCACCCGATTTTAAATCCAAAATCTTCCAGATTTATCTTCCCATCTGAAATAGTTCCTTCTTTTTCCATTAGCATTTCGCCTGGAATCCAGAACGCCAGCATCTCTGTCGTTGTCTTCGTTTCTATTGATACGTTATTTACAATATTAATTGTTGTATTTTCAATACATTGTTTCTGACAAAACGGTTGCTTTTGTGTTGAACTTCTAAAATGCCCCACAGATTTCAAGTAATTTCCGTTAATATCAAATGGAAATATATAATCATCTTTTATCCATTCTTTTTTACCCATTATGCACTATTCCCTCTTCTTCTCCACAATGATTCTGTAGCATACCGGCTCGCATCTATCAGATGATTGTCGTGATCAGGATAACCGGTAATGATATTTCCATCCTTGTCCCGCTCATATTCATAGCCTTTGAATTCATTGCATACGTTTGGTGTTCTTTCTGGATCCATAACCAATTTCCGCTTTTGCCACCACTTCATAGAGTATTCGATGCTCCCTGGACCCTTAATAGCTCCTCTTGCAGCCAGTCCATAATCCCTGTAATCTGTCACAGATTTTGGTTCTGCAGAATCACAAGTGATCTCGTAATCATCATATCCTCGCCGTTTGATTTCTCCAGCTGTCCATTCGTTCGATTTCTTGTTCTCATAGATTTCATCTATAAAGTATATTGTCTCTTTGTCTGCATCGTAATACAGCCGCACAAATGCGTACTGGTCAGGGAACCATCCCCAGTCTGTGCCTTGGTAAATACGATCCATGTGGCTGATTTCTTCGTCTGTGATCGTTCGCTCTTCGATGAATTCAAAGACATTTCCGCCATTTCCGTTCGCTACGCCCATATATTCATTATCATAGGCATCCGGATTGGTTTCTTTTAAATGTTCTGCGTCGTTCAGAAAGATCTCTCCCAGCCATTCCTCCGGCACATCCTTGTATGTGCTACGGCACACAAGCGCTTTTTCGTCTCCCTGTTCCGCTTCAGCTGTGTATTCGTTCGCCCAGTTATTCTTGCTTCTCGGTGGGTTGAATGATTTGAATTTATAGGCGATATCACCACCTCGTAATGCGGACTGCTGGATGTTTCGGATCTCTTCCGGTCCTGCAAACTGATCCAATTCTTCGAACCAGACTATACCGATATAGCCAAACTCTGGTTTAATGGATTTGATCTTTAATGGGTCATCAGCTCCACGGAAGTAAATCTTCTGTCCGGTAGGCTTGTATGTGATCTCCATCGGAGACACTTTACAGTTAAATTCCTCATTCAGATTCAGCTTATCAATGCCCCATTTCATCTGTGCATACACAGAGTCCTTGATTGTATTTCCTACTTTACGTAGCACCAGTGCATGGATATTTGGGCTGTTTTTTATCAGTTCCGGTATAATGCAGGAAATCCCGGAGGACTTGGTAGAGCCTCGTCCCCCAGGCAATATGTACTCTGAATGCCGCCCACTTCGTATATCTCGTATCATTGGATGAAATACATCAGCTATCACATCTAGATCCATGTGATAGATACCAGCTTGTCTGGCACGTTCTTCAGCCTTTTGTTTCTCTTCAAACTGTTGTTTGATGGTCAGTGCCTTTTCTAGATCATTTGCTGCTTTCAGCCGGTCTCCAGTTCCAATGTCCAAACCGAAAGCGTCCTTTTCTTCTCCACGAACTACACGGCTTCTGAACTCCTGTATCTCCTTTAAATCGCAGATACGTGTTGACTCGATCTCTTTCTGTCGCTCCGCAATATAGGCAGCTATGGCGGGTTTCGACAAGTTCTCAGTAGCTATGCTTTTCGCACTCTTTTTACTGTACCCCGCCGTAATCGCCGCCTGTGTCGCATTCCCGCTATTCCGTATGTATTCGTCTGCAAAAGCTTTCTGTTTAGGCGTTAGTTTCATGTTCCCATCCTTGCATCTGCTCCCAGATATCTTTTAAACACAGTAACGCTTCTATCTGGGATGCTGTACTAATAATCTCATAGTCTCTTTCTTTCTGTCCTTTTTTAGTCTGCTGCAGTGTAGATACACTAAGAGAGTATATTGTTATCATCCGATTCTGTTCTTGACTGTAGAACTGTCTCTGGCTGATCTTTACCGGTAATCTGGTTTTCAACAAAATCGCCTGCTGCAGCTTTCTCATTTTTAAATTCAGATTCATGCTCTACCTCAATTATAGTTCTCATCACTTTTTTGTGTCTCTGCACTATATCCGCCGTGTCAGCCTCAGCCAGTCGTAGAACTTCGCCATAGCTTTCCTGCGATATCCATAAAAATCATCTCTGGTGGCTGCTATGTACTCTTTCTTGCCGATCTCATCATAACTCATATTGAGTGTCATAGACCAGTACAGATACACTTCAATGCCACAAGGGGCAGAAGCTATACAGATCTGCATCAGCTCCTGCCGTTCCTGCTTGTCAGCCATGCGGCACATGGCAAGAATCTTTTTTTCATCCTCTGGAAACACTCCATAATCACTCAACTTTTTCTTTCTGGTTCGCATTCTTTTTTACCTCATATGGTTTCCTGTGCATCCATTCCATTGCTTTTTTATCTGGATGTTTAATTGCCGATTCTGTGTTTTTTATCCTGACCATTACGCTTTCACTTTTCTTCTGCTTTCTTTCCCACATAGCTCTGTCTCCTTAAATTCACATTTTCAGTTAATCAAGGTCGTATACTACCTCAAAGTTTTTTAAATCATTTTCATCAAGATATGGTTTGTCAATACTATCTCTTTCATTCAAAACATATCCAAATTCATCCCATTCTACTTTCACATATGTCGCATCGTCTGGAAACAATTCGTCCAAATGTCCCATCATAATATCATTTTCCCAGATCAGATTACCTTTCGCATCTCGCAATCCTGTGCACTGACGCACTGTTTCAGGCTCTATTTGATATGCGATTTTGCTGATATAATCATAGATCCGATCTGGGAACATATAGTTCCCTGTGATCCATTCTTTAGTATCGATTCTTTTTGCTTTGTACAAATATCTATCAACGCCCATTCAAGTAAACCTCCTGCTTGTTTTACGCTATTTTTTCCCCGGTTTCCAGATTTAACTTCAATTCGTCTTTGAACATCTGAATAATCGACTGATCATCCAGATACGGCTTTTTGCATCTCGGCTGTCTGGTTGCATAACATCCAATCATATACTTGATCTTATCCAGTACCTCATTCACCTTTTTCGTGGATATCCGAAATTCTTCTTTCAGGATAATAATCATAGGCAGAATATTTGCCAATATTACCGCATCAAGATATCTGATTCCTTCTCCGGATGTGATTACCAAAGGGCAGAGCGCACGCTTCTGCCCTTCAGGAATACTCCTGATCCAGTCCTGATATTTGTTCTTCTTTACTACGCAGTAATTCTGCATGGCTTCTGTCGTAATATCTGTATCTGCGTCATCATGCCATTTTGCTTTCATATCTATAGCCATACTGTAAAACTTCCTGAGTCGTTTCTCTTTGAATCCCAGCAGGTCATACAGTGTCAGATACGTCATCCAGCAGATACTGGTCGATACCGCAAGCATTGCCTTATCTTCTGCCTCTTTTCTGTTGTAGTGTTTAATCACTTTTTGATTTATGCCGAGATATCTTCTTGTTTGCTTTTCGACACTCTTTTTTCTTAATTTGCTACTCATATTCTCACCCCGTTATATATGCGTATATAATAAACGCATCCAAGATTAACCAAAACAAAACATCTTTTATTGTCATTTTTCTTTCCTCTTTTCTTTGACACAGAATTTAACAGACACACATTTATTAGGACCTATCAAGAATCAAAAACTTCAAAATCTGATTCTTTCTGTAATAATTCTGGATTGTCGAAAATATTTCCAACAGTTTCAACCTTGCCGTGCCAAAATCCAAGTTCTTTTCGGTAAAACGATCCTTCTGGAAAGTCAGTGAAAAATCCAAGATTGTATCTTTCACAGTCAAAACCTGAACAATACATTCCGAATTTTATTGGGACGTATTCTCCGTTATAATTAACAATATCATTCTCCCAAATCTCGTTCCCGTATCCGTCAAAAAGTCCTGTGAACTGGCAGAGGGTTTCTGGACGAACCTCGTACGCAAACGGGCTGCCTGTCTTATTGCTGATGTACCATTTATCATCTTTATTCGCCAAAAGTCCATTGACCCAATTTCCGCTTATTGTCTTTGCTTTGAAAAGAATTTCTCTCATACGTTCTGTACCTCCTGCTCAGAAAGTGGCTCGAATCTTTTCTTCTGCTTTACATTTGGATATTTAATTCTATCCACATCACTCGTGAACATACTTAACGGTCTGCACCATGTTACAAGTGGGTCTGTAAAGCACTTGTAAATCACCATAATTTCATCTGTTTCTGTATGAACTGCAATATCTTTTACGATGTAGTTTCTTCCTTTAAAGTGCTTGTATCTTCTTCCTACCATGTCTTCTCTTAGCTTTTCTAATGTTTCGACTGATACGTTACTCATTCGACTCCACCACCTTTCACGATTTCATCAATTGTTATATCCCCTTCTATGCAATATTTTTCAAATAAATAATTCTCTAATTGTTTAACAACCTTGTCCACATCAAAAGCTGTCGGCTGTTCATCAATAACCTGTCCTAATGTCTTCTTGCCTGTTATATAATCTCTGCGCAATGTGTGAATCAATTTATCTGCATCAATCAGTCTGCTCATTCAATCACACCCCTCTTTCTTATCAAAATCCAAGTCAACTCTAATCACATCTGTATTTATTGCAGATAAAGATTTAACCTTTAAATCATAAAAAGGTTTCAGCAATTTTGAACCGGCATAAAATTCATCGTAATCCTCCCAGTTTCTGCTTGGGTGGCATACCTGAATTTTCTCACTACTCTCAATGTCTGCGCCAATTGTCACCACTAAATCAATCAGTCTCATACTTCCACCTCACTATCCTCTGGCATTTGAAATGTCATTTTCTTAATCCTTATCCTCTCAGATCCTCAAAGAACTGTGCGTGCACTGCCAGTCCTTGTGTCATCATATCATCCATGTACTGTACCACTTCTGGCCATGAATACATCTTTTTACGCTCCCAGAGCTTCCGTTCATCTGGTACTTCGTCTCTCCACCAGGTCTCTACCTGGTAATGTCCTTTGCGTCCCATCCTTTCCTCCTTATCAGCAGTCAAGAATCTGCTTTTCTAGTTCGTCAAAGTCATAATTTCTTTGTGGGAAATTATTGAACTTATTACTCTTGGCTCCGTGAGGAGCCTTATTATATTTCTTTTTATTTTCTTTCTCTTCTATAGGCTTTTTTTCTGAATTAATTCGATTTTCTTCCGCATTAATTCCACTTTCTTCCGAATTAATATGACCAATGGGTGCACTTAATAAAGGTTCCTCGTCCTCTTCTTTATCGAGCAACCAATATTCTGCATCATAAAGCTGCCTTCTCATGCCTACTATGGCTATATGATAGTAGCGCTTCTGGATACCAGCAGAGGTGATCAGACCCTTCTCAAGCAGGTTGGAATCTATTAGCCCTAACTCTACGCAGCGGTGGATCACTTGCACGGCAGCATCTTTTCTGGGAATCCACTTGGAGCCAATCTTTCTGATTACAGCCCTTACTAACTGTTCTTCAGTCATCTTGGCATAATAGCCCTGACTGTACACTATCGTTAATATGGCATCGTAAATAGTCACTCCAAGTGGTCCGAACTCATACATTAATTCTTCAATGTCTGGGTCCTCATAAAAGTTGGTCATCTTCGGAAAGTAGTCAAGCCCTTTTTTGTAAGGTGCTCCTCTTCTCGCCATTACTGAACCTTCTTACTCATTTTCTTTTGCACGAATCCTCGTACAGTTTCATAAAATCTTCTAATCTGATCGTAACCTTCCAATCGGTACGATTCTTGCGATGGAATACGGCTGGGATCTCCTGTTTTGTTGCATCATGGATAGCCTGCTGTAAGGCTGCATCAATATTCAGCTTCTCAACCCGCTTACACTCAATATGGACTCCTGGAAGCCCTATGACGTCTGCATCGCCGTTGGAACCACAGTACTGCTGTCCCCTTCGTGTTTCATAGCCGTATTCCTTTAGCTTGCGGGACAGCTCTCTTTCGCCCGCTGCCCCTTTTGCTCTTGAATTAACTGGCATATCTCTATGTACCTTTCATTTCCGCACCTCCTGTTTGTTGAATTTTGTGTGATATATTTCAAGTGTAGGTGCTCAATTTTTTTAACTGAATAAGATATCGTTGATATCCTGCTGCTGATCCGGTACCGGCTGTTCCTGCACGGGTTCTTCTGTTGCTGTAGTGTCTACCATTGGCATTTCTGCCTCTTCCTGATCTGGATACGTTACTGGGCAGCCATTTTGGTCTACAACTGCATTATCCGCTGTAAAAGCATTCTGCATATCTATGCTCATAGGTCCCCACTTGCTGATAAGCTGTCTCAGCATAGTCTTATATGCCATACCGTCAAAGTCTTTGTACCAGAAGCTTGAATATAACCAGGCATCTTTTTTATCATAATTACCGGCTAGATAATCTGCATAGGATACTTTTGGATATCTGCCGTTCGTTGCATTCTTGCTAAATGCAGGACTGTACTTGTCTGCATGGTTGATCATCTGGTCAATGCTCCAGTACATTGCTTTTTTGAATCCATTCGTAAGTTCAAAGAATGCGTAATATCCAATGGTTTTTGCTTTTTCTCTGGCATCCCAGTTATCTACCATCAAATTCACGCTGATTTCTTCGTTCAGAGGATCAAAGTACTGCAGTTCCCCTTCCTTAATTGCCATGACATTCAACCTTTTGTACTGACCGGAACGAATAGCCAACTGGATATATCCTTTATATCCCAGTACGAAAGTTGCCTGTTTGATTCCAGCTTTCTTGTCTTCGAATGGGACCATGTAAAACTGTCCAAGCTGTGGACTTGGTGAAAGCTCCAGTCCCTGTCCTAGCAATGCTGCGGAGAAGATTGACACGTTCGTACATTCTCTCAGTGCCGGTGTGTTCTGCACTGCTGACACGATTGACGTTACGAATCTGGTAGAATCCATTTTCCCCACAACATCAGCAATGTTTTTCTTTACAGCATCACCAGAAAGAAAGGTTGCGATCGTAGCACCGACAGATGGCTTCTTGTTATCCTGATTAACTAACTGATTATTTACTGCCATTGTTCTTCCTCCTTTAATTAACTTTCTTTAATTTAACCCCAATGCTGTCACAGAATGCTCTGAGTTTCAGCGCCTGGTTGATATTGATATCGCATTCAAATATCATGTGATATACTGTTGCGTTCTCTTCTACTGTCTGAGCAACCAGCGTAGGCTCTGTTGAATCTTTTACAGCCTGTTCTGCTTGCTTCTGCGTTGTTTCTTCTGCCGCTTTCTTTCTTCGTTCCTCTTCCTGTGTTTCCTTCGTCTTTCTGAGATTAGTCAGCTTTGTTGCTTCTGCAATGGCTTCATCTAGCTTTCTGTTTTTCTTATACGCCACAACCGCTTCAAAGCTGTATTCAGGTAGCTGTTCCAGAGTGGCAATATCCCGATTAGATGTAGCAATGATTTCTTCCATGCAGGCTTTTACTTTTGGCATGCTGCATGATTTCAGCAGCCAACCATTTGAGAAACAGCCTTCCAGATTCAGCCAATCCGGTTTTCCATCCAGGTTGTCCCACACTTCTCTGATCTTTTCTCTTTTGGCATCTTCCTGTTGCTTATCATATTCCTTGACCTGTTTATCGATCATGGCAACCGGTTTGTCGATGATAGAGATCAAATCATCTACCTTGCTTTTGAATTCTGCAAACGGTGCGTTCCATTCTTTTTGGCGCTGGATCCGTTCATTGTTCAATACTGCTTTCAGCTTATTTAGTTTGGCTTTATCCTCTTTGGCCATCTTGATCTGATCTTCTGTATAGACCAGATTCTCATACTCTTTACATTTCTGCTCAAGCTCTGCTTTCAAGTCGTCATAGTTGAAGACTGGAGCCTGTGGCAGTACAACTTCTGATAAGTACTTAAATTCCATTCTTTTCCACTTCCTTATATTCTTGGGAGTATTAGTGCAGGTTTTCGATCCTCCATTACGCACTCCCAAAATTCTTTTTCTTTCTCTGCCAGATACCGGATGTCCTGCTCGACTTCCGTTCTCTCTATACGATAATGCTTTGTAATACACATTACATCGTCACCATAATCATATTTCAGTTGTGCTTTTAGTACCGCAAATTGAAATCCAGTTACCATGAGATAATGCAGAATCTGGCAATAATAATTATCCGGTATTCGATTGTCCCATTTTTCTTTCTGATGACTGTTCAAGATGTTTGTCGTTTTGCATTCCCAGATGCCATGAGAGCCGTCTTCTCTGCGAAGCCAGCCATCAAGAGATGCATGAGCCCATGGGTAAGCATCATTGAGGAACATATTATTTTCTTCGTAGAATACACAGTATTCTGGATAGTCCAGCTTAAACAGTTCTCTCAGATACTGCTCTGCTTCCGTCCCGTACTTCACATAGGATTTTTGGGATATATCTTCCTGTTGTCTCCTGCCGGTCTTGATCTCCCACAGATCCACGTTGGACATATACGGATTGAGGCCGATAATTGCAGCAGCATCTGAACCGCCTATCCGGTTATTTCTGGCTTGCAACCATTCTTCTCGGCAGCCAAACACTTTCTTCTCAACCAATCCAGTATTCTCCCTCTTTCAGATCTATAATAGGTTTCTTCGCAAAAATCCTTTTCCGGTATGCAATACTATTTCTTTTTCTTTCTCGCTTCACACCTGTGTAATATACAGGGAATCCAAAAGCCAATACTGCTACAATGCACACAATACTACTCATCTTCTTCACCACACTCTACAAATTCACCGTCTTTCAGTTTGTACCATGTATCAACTTTAATCTGCTCACCGTCTACAACTGTTGCTTTCCATTTGTCGATGTTGTAACTGCTTCTTTTTTCTTCTACGATCACGAGAATTGCTCCGAGTCCGCCTTTGACTTTTACATCATTCCCACGTGCTACAGAAAGTCCATATTCGCCAGATGCTGATCTTCCTCGACTTGTGGCTGCTCCATAGTTACCGGCTGTGGCTGCTCCTTTGTATCCGGCTGTGGCTGCTCCTTTGTATCCGGCTGTGGCTGCTCCTGAATCTCCGGCTGTGGCTGCTCCTTTGTATCCGGCTGTGGCCATATCTGGATCAGTATATTCTGTTGTTGTTCTGCTCTTTGTATATTCTATGGCTGCATGTACCAGCCCACGGATATCAAGTCTTGCGCCAACTTTCATGATCGTGCTTGCAACTTTTGTATCACCACTCTTTCTATCCAATTTCCCACTTTGCTCTACTTCGTGATATATGGAATTAGCTGGTTCATAATAGTTGAAGCAATCCAGTGGATATTCGCATGCGTGCATTCCTCGATCGCAGCATTTTGCATCATCTTCCGTGAATGTTTCTCCCTCTGCGTACTGCTTGCCTTTACAAGTCATATCTTTATTAAATCCCTTGTATGATTTAATTATTTCTTCCATGCTTCCCCTTTCTTACATTACTTCCAGAATCTCACTCTCTGGAAAACTTAATTTTTTAAAAATTTTCATCAGCTCCGGATATGTAAAGAACTCCGGATGATTCTTTTTCCTCTTAAATGTCTCCGGATGGATCCCAAGCATGGCAGCCATCTGATTTGTTGTGATCTGTTCGGCATCCATTCTTGCCTGAATCATACCGGACAGGAGACGCTTCTTTTTATTCTCTTCCGTTAATTTAATGACTGGCATTTTCTTTCCCTCCGTGTTATACTGTTACTGATAATACTTTGCTTGTTCCCCGACTGGTTGCTGCCTGAGGGGAACTTTTTCTATTTCTTCCCGATGCTTTCGATGATGCACCAGATGATGGATGCTCCGATCTCTACCAGGATCGCGGCTCCAACACCGCACCAGAAATCCGGTATGCACATCTCAATCACCTTCTTTCAGTACGCATACGCCATTGGATACGTGCCCGACTTTCCACATGATCAGTTTTCCATTGCCTTTTATCATCATGTAATCTGGTGGAAAACAGACAAACTCAGGATCACTGTAGATTCCTACAATGGCTTTCTCCTCCGTACTGCAAAGATGCCTTGCCAGCTTGTAGATCTCTCTGGCTGTTTCTTTCTGGTACTGATACTCGAATTCTGCACCATCCGGTAGTATGCGTGTCATTACTGCAAGCCACATATAGATCACCTATTTTCCCGAAATTTCATCCAGATACTTTCTGATCTTCGTAATGTTCCATAATACCCTACGACCTACATAGATCCTTGCACCTGCTGCAATACCGATTTCCACGGCCGACTGCCGACCACAATTCAAGAGAGATTGTAACTTTGCCGTGTCCACCGTCAGTTCCTCAAAAGAAATATCTGTCGTTCTTGTCTTTCTCATTTTTCTACGCTCCTTTCTGCTGTTCCTGTTTCTCACCTGCTATCAGCATACCCTGCATTATGCCGAGCAGGTACATCTGATTTTCTCTTGGTAACTTAGGAATTTCCTTGGTTACGTCACGGATCAGATTCTGCTTGATTCTTTCCATATTCTCACCTCTTTCTGCCCTGTCTCATTAGTACGGGTGGGGCAGTTCCCGTAGACGGTCATTACTGACCGTTTCGACTATCCGTTTATTATTGCGTTTATGCTATCCCATGCCTGCTGATAACTTCTTAATACTTCGCCCCTGTGTGGGCCTGCAGGAATAACAGAACCCCACTTCGGAGTACTAATTCTATCAGTTATCATTTTTTTATCAGGCATATATTTCGCTTTAAATATCCTGAATGCCTTCATTGTGTTTCGCTTATATTGTTTCTTTGTCATGCCCTCTTCCTCGCTTTCTCTGTCCTCGCTTGTTTTTCTGTGTTATACTCTCCTGTGAAAGGAGATGATTGCATGGATAATTTTCCTGATCCAGAAACTTTCCTCACCTCTCTTTGATTACCTTGTGAACGTAGTATAACACGTTATTAATGCATTGTCAATGTATTTTTACGTATTATTTTTATTATTTTGCATTGACAACGCATTTAATTATTGATATACTTTACTAAGAAAGGAGGTGGTGATATGAGTGAGCGCCTTAAAGAATTAAGGAAATATCTTGGACTATCCAGAGATGATTTTGCAAAAAGGCTCGGATTAAAAAGCCGTGGAAAAATCGAAAATATAGAACTTGGTCGAACGAAACCAGATGATGCTTTTATTAAGTTGATTTGTAATACTTTTAAAGTCAACTATACATGGCTTGTCCATGGATCCGGTGAAATGTTCGAAGACGATGACGGCGATGCGCAGGCCATCATCGAAGCAGCACTGAACGGTCAATGCAAGTTTGCGAGAGACACACTCGTCAAGCTGGCGAAAATGGACATAAAATACTGGGAAATGCTTGCAGAGATCATTGAGCAACTGAAAAAAGAGTAGTCAAAAGGGAACCAGCATAATGTTGGTTCCCTTTCTCATAAATATATATTAATCAGATATAATAATTCCAAGTTTCTCAGCCTGTTCTTTTAATTTCAAGAAGTTCTTTGTATTCATTTTTTTCATTCTCATATACCCTTTCAAAGATTTTGGTGCCAATTCTGGCAGGAATTCGAGTATTTTATCATATTCTTTTTGGCATTTACCTCTTCGAATGCTGTATTCATAACGTGATTTTAGATTTTCTTGTTGTTTTTCATAATCTTCTAAATATTTTTGATAATTTTCTATCTGATATTGGGTTCTATCATCTACATAAGGACGATGGCTCATTGCTATTGCATCAGCTTTTTCCCCTCTGTGGTTTATTTTATCCAAAGACTCCGACCATAAATTCATAGTGCACCGACAATTGTGGTGAAAATTTCCGTGTACTTTTACATAATCTGGGAGTTTTGGGAACTTCTTATTTTTACCATATACGCTATATACTCTACCTAACATCTTTGCGCATTCAGAACAGCATGGCACTCCTGTGTCTTGGAACAAAACAAGATCTTCTCCAGTACTATCAATTAGAGAGAAAAGATAATTTTTGTGCCTTAGTGCATTAGAGTCAATTTGACTCATCTGATAAAATTTTCCAAAAGGCGTATAGGTTTGTAAAAACTTCCTTGCTTTTTCGGCTTCATCAAACATCCCTAATTCATTGTGATAATAAATAATTCTGTTATAATCTTCGTTGCTCCAGCCAATAGATGAATGTAACATAAGCTCTGTGGATTTCCAAAGCATTGCAGAGCATAGCTCTTTTTCATTTCTATCGTGTAGAAGTCGTGCTTTCATTCTTAAAACATAATCAAGATTTTTTGTAACATCGTCCACATGATTTGGAAAATTAGGGATTGGGATGTTTCTTATATCCTCAATATTTTGGGTATCATATGTTCTACCATCTGAAACAATAAATCTCGTATCATAATAACAATTTTCCAGATCTTCTGATGTTTTATACATGACACCATCTTGAAAAAAGGCTGTTTGTTTTTCTGTTTCTTTTTGAGAAACCGGTTTTTTGAATAATTTGGCGAAGAGCTTCATAAAATTCTCCTTTTTTTCTTCAGTATAGGTTCTTTAAAAAACAAGGTCAATAAACAAACGTAAAAAATGGGCCGGGAAGTGATCCACAGCCTATTTTTGTGTTGTAATGCCGTTTCCTCATGGTATAATAAAGAAAAGCTACACTGTAGCAAGAAAGAGAGGGAAAAATTATGGCAAATTATGTTACGTTAACCAGTGACAAGAGTAAGAAGAAAGCGTACTTACTGTGTCTTTTGGGCGGCTGGTTTGGATTGCATCGTTACTATGTTGGAAAAGTAGGAACTGGTATCCTTTATTCTTTTACATTTGGTTTATTTTTGTTTGGTTGGTTTCACGATGCTAAAATGATAAGACGTGGAAAATTTACTGATAACGTGGGTGCATATCTCAGAGGATAAAAACCAGAATTGATAACATAAACATACGTGTTGATAACACAAAAGCCAGGATTGATGTCCTGGCTTTTACTTTTTCATTTCAGATACAAATACACAAGAAATTTGTAAACTTTCTTGATGATATCAATATCGTCAATCTTATTCAATAATTCAATTGTCCAATTTCTGTACTCTTCTGCACTCTCTTTCATTCTTCCACCCTCTCTGGGTGTATACTGAAATAAATTGAAGGGAAGGAGGTGTGCACTATGACCTATGAGAAATTTATGACAGTTATACAGGATGACGTCGAAAAGATCTTAAAAGATAATTCTGTAAATATTGCTCAAAGGCTTCTTGAAGATATTGATGAGCCAATGAGCAAAGAGCAGCTTCAAATCATCCGTAACTCTGTCACTGTTTCTGTTCAGTTATCCGCTCAAATAATTTTCGATTACCTATCTTTGCTCGGAATAATTGATTGCCGACATTATTCAGAGCATCATGAGCGGCCTGTTTTAAAAGTAATTCAGGGCGGACATACTGAATCTGACAATGAGTAGTATTTTGTAATTGCTGATCTTGGATCTGTTTTTCGAGGTCAGCAATCCTTTTCTCTATAGAAATAATTCTCTTCTGCATATGCTTGTCCACCATTTTCCCCACTTCCTTTTTTCTTTCAGTATACAATCCATTTATGTTCACATCATCACCACTTTTCCGGCGGCAGACAGTCTATACAGAAAATCCGCCGCCTTAGCATAGATTGGAAGTAATGATGTACTTCCCATCACAACATGTATCCGTGCAGTGCCAGTACACTTCTAATCTGGCAGGATCTCCTCTGGTCTTCCGGTACATAAGTTGATACATAGGCTATGAGCCTCGATCTTCGTTCTTGCTCTGGTAATGTGTTCAGATACTCCATAATTTTCTTTTCCATTTTGTTTTCCCCCTTTTCTTATTATCAATAATATAATTAATGAACGACCAAAAAATGTGAAAATTTCATAATAATACTTTAAATTTGTTGTCAAAAATGATATTTTTAATGTGAAAGGGGGAAAATACATGAAAAAGAAAGGAGAACTAAATCGAATATTGTCGAAAACGCACATTGCAGAATTGGATGATCCTATTATCCTGCGAAACTTTGGTGAGTCTGTGGCGAGATTGAGAACATCAAGTAAATTGACACAGAGCGATATGGCATACCTGCTCGGCATATCTAAGCAGACTTATATCAGGATAGAGAATGGATCAACGGACAAGATCAACATGATCTGTGCAATCAAGATTGCCACTATATTCCACGTTCCTGTCAAAGAATTATGCGGATATGACATGGATGATATGAATTTGTACAATAGTATGATACAGGCTACGGGTCGAACGAGGCGCCTGATTGCATCTATCCTGAGAATAGATGCAGAAGGCCAGAAACGCATGCAGTCACATATCGAGGGAAATGAATACATGATTGACTGTTTATCCTGCGCCAACGATCTGAGGGATGGCGTTGCAGCAGACCGCTTCTATCACAAAATGGTCAATATCTCAGAATACCGTACACAATCCTGGTATCGTGATGCTGATGCAATTATTGAAGTGAATTCCAATGCTTACGTTCCTCTCTACCACAATGGGGATAAACTGGTCATATCCTGTAGAACACCGCAGGATGGCGATATAGGCATTTTTATTCGCGATGGGAAGTTTTATCTGCGTAAATATGTATCGGCTGATAATTACGCATTTCTTGAGCTTCTGACGCATGACGACAGTAGCAATCCATTCTTCGCACTTGGAAAGAAGGACAGAGTCGAGTTGGAGCACTGGACAAAATTTGGTGTGGTTCTCGAAGTGATCTAATTGTTGGATCAAATCTATAAGGAGGGAAAAGGAATTGGCAACAGCAAAGAAATTACCGTCTGGCAGCTGGAGATGTCGTGTGTACTCTCACACGGAAGAAATTCAGCAACCAGACGGGACTATAAAGGAAAAGAAGATCTATAAGTCGTTTACGTGTGACGATCCATCAGCAAAAGGAAAAAGGATCTGTGAAGCAGAAGCTGCAGCATGGGCGGCAGAAAAAACAAAAGAAGTAAGGTACCATAGTATGACTTTTAAGGAAGGATTAGAATCCTATGTAGCATCCAGAAATCAGATTCTGTCCGCATCCACGTTAAGAGAATACAAAAGATACGTTAAAAATGGAATACCTACACTGGATAATATTAAAATTGATGATATTACCCAGCAAGACATACAGAAAGCTATTAATCTGTATGCGGCCACGCACGCACCTAAAACTGTGAAAAATTATCACGGTGTGATTACTGCGGTAATGGGAATATATCGACCCAACTTCCGGATCAATACGGCTCTGCCGCAAAGAAGAAAAGCAAACCTGTACATACCAACGGATGATGAGGTTGCAGCTATCCTTAATTATGTCCAAGGAACTCAGATGGAGATACCGGTAATGCTTGCCGTATTTGGTCCCATGCGTCGTGGGGAGATCTGCGGCCTTACCACAGATTATATCCGTGGAAATCGGGTACATGTATACTGGAACTTAGTGAAAGGGCCAGACAATCAGTTGGTCAAGAAAGCGCCAAAAAGTGTGGCTGGTGATCGCTTTATAACATATCCTCAGTTTGTGATGGATAAATTAAGCGAATGCAAGGGAAATGTTACTGATATGACGCCAGCCGCCATCACAATGGCATTTGACGATGTATTAAAAAACCTTGGTATAAAACATTTTCGTTTCCATGATCTCCGGCATTATTGCGTATCTACTATGCACAAGATCGGCATACCAGATGCAGACATTATTGTGCGTGCCGGATGGTCCTCTGTATCTGTGTTGCACAACATATATTTGCATGCTACACAAGACAAAATAGCGGAGATGGATCGCACCACCAACCGATATTTTGCCGAACTATATGACACGAAATATGACACAAGTTCAAAAAATGCTGATAAATAAAGGTTTTTTCACTGCGGATAACAGGACTTGAACCCGTTTAAGATGCTTTACGAAAATGGCTTAAATACGGCATTTTATCGTAAACCCGCATAAATGCTATATTTTTTTGTGCTCTATCGTATTAAATATGTTGTGCAAAAAGCATATTCAATGTAACGATATGACACGAAATATGACACGATACGTCATGAAAGAAAGGATAGGTTTTGTCCTATCCTTTCTTATTATAATATCAGCATTTTTTTAAGTATTTGGAAGAACAGAAGCCTACCTTACCATTGCAAACCACATAAAGCCACAGTGTTCATTCGCTGCCTTGCTGTAATACCCATAGCACTGTACTTTTCTGCCTTTTGGTACTACAAGTATACCATTTTTTTCTTTGCCAGCGCCATGTTTCATCCATAACTCAGTAGTGGTTTTGTAAGCACCTGCTTTTGTTTTATCATAACACTGAGCTGCTTCTGTCGTTGTAGCTATGACTGGCTGAGACATTGCAGCCTTCGCCTTTTTATATAAAGTCTCAAGGGATACTTTAGTTTTTGTACCATAGAAACCATCTAATTCCAGTTTGTGATCTTTTTGGTAGTTTTTCAGGGCTTTTTCCGTATTTGTTCCAAAATCTCCATCTGCGCCAGATGATCCGCAAGGATATCCAACAGTAATCAGCATTATCTGCATTGTCTTAACTTCTGGCCCATTGTCACCTTTAGACAGGTAGTCTTTTTTATTGGATGTTCCAATCGTGGTCTGATTTCCTGCTGTTGTTCCAGAAGTTTCTGCATATTTAGGGCAACCATATCCCCTGATGTAGCCCCAGCCAATAGGTATCGTTCTTTCACCTACTACGCCGCCACCCATATTCCCCTCAATTACCGTCAGGGTTCTATTCTTGGTATTCACTGTTTCTACGATGCCGATATGATCCGCCCATCCATCATTTGGTTGGGTCGCATCATCCCAGTTGTAGCAGATAATGTAGCCTGGTTTCGGTACGATAGTTCCGTCTTCGTTCCAGATTTCTTTTTTCTTGAGGATGTTAATATGCTCCTCTACTCCACATTCTGTTCCACCGATCAGATCTACGGCATTCAGCTTGATAAAAGCTGCTGACACAGTGGTATCACAATAATCATCTGTGTAGCTTACCGCATATCCTCTGGCAAGTGGTTTATGACTGTTATACAAATCAATGATGGGCTTGTGAGTACCCTTTGATCTGCTCATGCCAATCCAACTCTTCATTACGTCAATAATCTGCTGTGCTGTTACTTTCATGTTAGTCCCTCCATTCTGACACTTTAAGTACTTTTCAAAGACATAGCCACGGTCTGCTCTGCCCTTGCAAACCGTTTCTCCTGTATTCGCTGGTATCTCAAATTTTTTCAGCACATAGTCTGATGCTACTCTGATAGACGTTGTCGTGGTCAATACTTTCCAGACACTCTGATATTTATTTTTCAGTTCCCAAATCAAATATTCCAACTGTAGGTTTTCGTCTGCAATAGAAACCTTACTTGATTTTGCTCGCTCGTACAGCAGTTTCTTTCTTCCAGGGCTTGTCCACTGCGCCAGCCCATGACCATACTGTTTGCCAGGCAACGGATGCATGTACTCTTCCAATGTAATTTTTCCGCTGTCGATTGCTGCTGCATAGCTCTTGTCTGTGTAATTATAGCCAGCTTCTTTCAGTCTTTTAACTAGCAAGTATTCCATCCGGTCCGTGTAAAAACCATCGGATTCTGCTTCGAGATTGCAGATCATCCCAATTGCACCGGCATGGGACATCCCCTGTTTACGCAAATACTTATAGGCTCTGACTTCTGCCAATCGATTAATTATAGCCATCTTTCATTTCTCCTATCAAACTTTTTAATTCTTTATTTTCTTCCTTCAATTCTGCAATTTCCCTACAGCACTTTTGGATCATGTAGGTATTCAGTGCGATAAATTCTGTATATGCTAGATTCTGTTTCTGCTTAAGTCCTTTATCTAACAGATAATTTACTTCAGATCCCTTCACATCCACCAGATTTCCTTCCTCATCGTATTCCTGCTCTCTGTGCAGATCGAGGGATACAAATCCTGCAAAATCCTGTGTCGTTAATCCTGAATCATATAATGCCTGTTCCACTTCCTGTGCAATGTAGCCAATATGGTTTCTTCCACTGCTTCCAAGATCGTACTGATAAGTTACAGGATGTAGTTCCCGGAAAAATTTTTCATATGGATCAGTAATATCGCAGATGGAATGCTTCAGGTTCCGATCTGAAGACCATGATGTTGATCCATTGCATGTTATTGACTTTCCTCGAAGATTAAGTGCTGTGTTGTAAGTTTGTGTATCTGTCTTACCGTTCCAGCCTATAGCCGTGGTCAATAGATCGGTTTGCGCAATCAAAATATCGTGATTGGATCCATCCTTCCACTTTCTGTATATGGAATTACTCACGCTGTTATCTGAGTATCCAATAGCCTGTTCCACAAACATTCCGGTGTGTGTATGTATTGCTTTTGCCAGTCCGTCTGTTATCAGTGATTTCAACTTTGCAAAAGTCATTTTCCAGAGATTCCCGTTGGCATCCGCAATCGGAACCACATCTGTGTCCGCCGCTGTGGTTTTGTTTGTGAATTGCGTTACTAATTGAAACAAAAAGCTATCTGCCATCGCTCTTTACCCCCGTTTTTATTCTTTTCACCATTCTAGTCAATTCTTCCTTTGATAAGTGCTTCCAGTTCAGTAACTTTTTCCAGTGTGCTGCCTACTGCATAGTACACTGGAGCTTTGGCGTTTTTCTTCACAATGTTGCCTTCTTCATCGCATTCATTGTAATGGACGGCTATGCTATACTCACCTCCCTGATTCATTATCGATATCATCTTGATTGCTTTCATTTTTCATACTCCTTTCATTTTCAGCGAGCAAATCAGTTAGCAACTGGCGTTCTTCTTCATCAAGATTGTTCAGTTCCTGCTTTTGCATCTCTTCAAGATCTTTATCATAAGTTTCAATTTCTGTGTCCTGTAAAACTACTGAAATATCGTCAAAACGAATATGTTCGTAATCTTTTTGTAGCGCTTTAATCTCCCATGAGTATTTCAAATTCGGTGTTCCTTTCACAGAAAAATATAACGGTCCTTTTTCTTCTACCCAGATATCCCCTGGCCCTTCTTTCTGCAGGAATACCTGATACTCAATACCAGAGTTGATCACTTCCAGCAATATGTCATCAATCGGTACCAAATCTTCCCCAAACTCATTGAGCTGGCCACTTCCACAGTCTCCAAACATTGGAGCAGGCATCTCGAATGCATGCAGGTATTGTTTCTGATAGTTTTCTGTATCTACCACTCTGTTTTTTGTCCCAGTTACCAGCAAATAATTCGTAATCAACTGCTTGCATTCCAGTTGCTTCTTCATTTTTACATCACCTGATACGTCAACGTCTCCTCCGGCAGACAATGCACCATATAAGTTCACCTGTCCTGCTCCGAAAGATGCAATATCTTTCTTCTCTGCAGATATAAAAAGTCCCCAGAATGCATTCAGATCTATAACAGCTACATTATCCTCTATTATTACACTTGATGATGCAAAATTAGGATAATATCTGGTTTTCGTCTGTACATATCCAGCATTCGCTATGTCAGACTCTGTTGTCCAGCTTTCGTCTACGCTTCCAAGTTTCGTTGATTTCAAACGGATATTTCCGCCATCAATTCTCGTCGCTGTACTTCCGGAATCTACCGTAACTTTAGTTCCGGTTATCGTTCCGCCTTTGATGGTTGGCGCACTTAATGTGCTTCCGCTTATCGTCGATCCGGTTATCTTCGTTCCATAAAGTTCTCCTGAGAATTTACCTTTTTCAAAATTGACTCCGGTGTTGTTGATATAGCCGATTTGCTTTCCGTTCTCATCGAGAATTTTTAAAAGCCCGTTTCCGTTCCCTTTACCTCCAACCGTAACAGTGCTTCCGCTTATCGTTGAGCCGGTTATCTTCGTTCCATAAAGTTCTCCTGAGAATTTACCTTTTTCAAAATTGACTCCGGTGTTGTTGATATAGCCGATTTGCTTTCCGTTCTCATCG